ATTGAGTTGGCCATCTTGGCTCCGGTTATCTCACTCCCCTTACTGTGTTTGGAGACTTCCAGGAGGAGGAGTTCTTCTATTGAGGTGAGTGGTTTCACGTTACTTTTTATCCTTGACCGGGGTGAAGCTGATCGATGTCGATGTGCTGATCGGTTCGTTAGTGATCTTGAAGTTTTTCTCTGCTGCCTTGGCCGCGCTCTGGATTTCAATGAAGTCTTCCATGGTGTACTTCTTTTTCCCCACCTTGAATGGAAGTATCGTTGGTATTTTGAAGGTCTTGGTTTGCCTGATGCTGAATTGTCCTACCCCTTCGAGTTTGTAGCTCATCATTCCACCGAAGTCCATCTGGCTTTCGATGCTCTCTGTCAGTACACTCATCTGCTCATCGATCTCATCTCGTTTGGCTCGTAGCTCTTGGAGCTCCCGGCAGTCTTTCTCGTCGATGAACTCTGCTGTTCGGTCGATCCATTTGAGATAGAAGGTATTGATCTCCTCCATGGTCCGTATGATCACGTCGGTGAATTCCTCGAGGTCTGCTTTCTGGTAGGTGATGCTTGTGATCTCTGTGTCCTTCTCGAGCAGCGTCATTTGCTGCTTGTCTTCGTCCCAGGTGGTTTGCAGGAACTCGATGTGGGCTTTGACCGCTGCTGGCTTCCCTGTCTCCATCCAGACGAGCCAGGCTGTAGCTTTCATCTTGATGTCAGTTGGCAGCTTCTTCTCCCATTCTGATGCCTTCCCGGTCTTGTAGTCGACGAACTCGACGGTGTTCTTGACCACCTTGCTGTTGTAGCTGTCCGGTTTCCCGAGCATGTAGAGGCCGTCTCCGGCTTCGTGCTTAAGGATGGCTTCATCTTTGTCGTACTTCTTCTGGGCGTTGAGCATGCCATGTTCGATGAGTGCGTGGACTTGCGTACCGAATGTCATTGCTGCCGTCTCAGGACCCTTCTGGCCTTCGAAGTACGATTTAATAAATGAGGACCGTTGTCTGATCCAGGACTCCATTGCGCTTGGGCTGATGTGCTCTTTTACTTCGTGGTAGAACTCTACTTTTTTTTCCATATGCTTTGGCTATTTTATGTCTTCTATTAAGTCGGTGACCGCATGTTTTATTTTATGGCCTACCGTGATTGCATGATGCTGGTTTTTTCTGATTTCAGCCAGCTCTTCGTAGTGGGTAACTCTTTCGTTGATCTTCTGCATCTTTCCAATCACCTGGAGCCCGGTGTCCGGGTCCCATTCTGCTGTGATGGTTATCTTGTAGGGTTGCATGTTATTGGCTGGCTCCGTCTTCGGTTATCTCTTTTAGTCGAATCTCGGCCAGTTCCTGCAGCTCGATGTAGTCTTCCATGCTCAGTCCGAGGGTTGGTGCTTTTCCGTCTTTGATTTTTTGCATGTCATTATCCACCAGTTTCATCTGCTTGGTCAGGTCTTCTGCTGTTTTGGAGTCACCGATTGATTGCTTAGCTTTGGTGAAGGTAAATTTTTGAGCATTCTTGCTGGTCTCTTCTCGGACCGGTGCGTCTTTGTCTTCCTCTGATGCGATTCCCAGTACCATGGTGAGGCTGTATCGTCGGGCGTAGGTGATGGCTGACCCGACTTCCTTCATGTCGCTGTTGGTAAGGTTTGCTTTAATTGCTCCGGACCTGATGATGTTTTCCTCTCTGATGTCTACCTCTTGGGTTTCTTCTTCAGTTCCATCGAATCCTCGCTTTGTGGTTTTTTTGATTTCGACGACCTTGTAGGTTTCGTGGACCAAGATTGCTTCTACTCCCTTCTCTGTCACTTCATGTCGGATGGTTAGTCCGTTGGTTGCGAGGATGGGGTAGATGGTCTCCATGATCTTATCGAGTGTGGTGTACCGGAAGTCTACGTCTGGTTTTCCTTCCCCTTTTGTTTGGTACTTTACGTGGCCATTTTTTTCCATTGGCTTGAGTGCTCCTTGGAAAGCTGAGAGGGCTGCGTAGATGTTTGCGTGGGTTACTTTTTTTACTGCTACGGTCTTGGCTGTTGCTACCGTCTTGGCTGTTGCTACCGTCTTGGTTGCTGCCGTTTTTACGGCGGCTTTAGTTTTTGTTCCCATATGTTTTTGGCTTGCGTGCGGTGCTCATGAGTACCGCTGCGTATTTGTTTAGGTACTTTATAATGTTTTTTCCTACGACCTGGTAGCGTCGTTGTCTCCCTTCTCCGGAGACGTCTGCTTCGAGGATGTTTTCCCCGGCCAGGTCTTGTTCTATCAGCTTGACGATAGTGCGATGATCTCGTGCCCAGGGGAAGGTTCCCATCCGGACGAGGTCTGCTGGTGCGTAGGTGTGCTTTGGCTTGATAACTTTTGTTATCTCCCTTATTGTATCGTGTGTTTCCATAGTATGCTAACGGGTTATGCCCATCTTAGTTTTCATCCGGGCCAGGAACTCAGCGGCCATCGATTGATTCCCGGAGTGGTGGTCCTTCATTTCTATCTCCAGCGCTTGGTACTGTTGCTCCCTTTCTGTTTCTCCGATTGGCAGTTGTGCGATGCGTTCCATCTCCTTTCCCCACCGCTCGGCCGGGCTTCCTTCTACGACGTCGTTGATAATGTTTTTCTTCTGCTGCAGCAGGTCGACGATGTCTTCTTCTACGGTCTCTTCGATTACGTAGTAGTAGATGTTGACTGTGCCTTCTTGTCCGATTCGGTGTGCCCGGTCTTCTGCTTGTGCGTGCAGGGCCGGGGACCATTCCATGTCGGCGAACATCACGATCGATGCTTTGGTTAGAGTGATTCCTACCCCGGCCGCTTTTATGTTTCCGATGAATACTTTTGTCTCTGGGTCGTTTTGGAATGCATCCACTGACCCCTGGCGATCATCCATTGAGCTGGCTCCGGTTAGGATCACACTCTTGATTGAGTCCTGGGCGTCTGCATATGCGCTACCCTTTTTCTTCTCTTTGAGTCGTTGCTGTAGTTCCATTATGGTCTTTGTGAATTGACTGAAGACGATCACCTTCTCTCCTTGGTTGACTGCGCTCTGGATGTCTTCGATGATCCTGTCGAGTTTCGCCCGGCTGCAGATTTGCTTGAGCTTGATCAGCTCGACCAGGTGCTTGGCCGTCAGTACGTTTTCGATGTCTTTTCCAGTCCAAGGGTTGTTACTCAGGAACTCGATGTAGTCATCGAAGGCTGTGTCGTATTCTTTTTTATAGTCCTTGGGTAGCGTGGTCATCTGGACCGACACCATCTTGGGAGGCAGGTCGAGTACTTCCTTCTTGGTTCTTCGTAGGATTGCGTCCCGGGTGAACTCTCGCAGCTCGTCGAGGTGAGTGGCTCCGCTCTCGTCCATGAACCTGATCACTCTTCCACCTCGCATTGGGATGGTCTTGAGGAAGGCTCCGCAGTATCTCCGGGTGAAGGTTGTCCTGGCTTTCCCGAGTGGATGCTGGATCCCTTTGAGTAGGTTGAAGAGTTCGGCCGGTCGGTTCATCAGTGGCGTTCCGGTCAGCATGAAGACGTATGTCATGCCTTGGATTATTTCCAGGGTTGCTTTTGCTCTCCTGGTTTTTGCTCCCTTGATGTAGTGGGCTTCGTCTGGGATTGCGCAATCGATGTACCCGGCGTCTCTGAGGTTTATCAGTTGCTCCTTATACTTTTCGAGCATGTCGTAGTTAATGATGATCCAGGCGGCTGACGCTGGGATGGTCTTTTCTTTACCGCTCGCTACTACGTGGATCTCGTCTTCTGGATAGATACTTTCAATCTCTCGCTTCCAGTTTATTTTTAGAGACGCCGGGCAGATGACCAGGCTTGCACTCTCTGTTACTTCTCCGGCTGCTGTGATGGCTTGGAATGTTTTTCCCAGTCCCATCTCGTCGGCCAGAATCACTCGCTTCTTCTCTTTGAGGAATGCGATGCCTGACACTTGGTGGGCGAAGGCTGTCTTACTCATAGTTTCAAATTGTTTATTTCTTCTTGGCTTTGCATCTCCTCTTCTGCTGGGCTGCTATGCCGCATCCGACTCTTCTCTTCTTTTGCGTTGATAATTTTTCCGAGCTTCTCTTCCCCTATAAAGAAT